ACGGAACAAGAGTTTACTTTTCACATCAAATTTAGAGCTTTGGGTTTTGTAAAAAGACGAACCGATGAGTTTTTGGAAGAGATACGAAAGGTTGTCAAAGGTAAGAAGATTATTTTACTCCAATGGGATAGGGCAGATAGTGTTGAGTTGTATAAAACAAAAGTATTTCCAGATAATGATGTTGATATTGTTTCCATCGATGAAAATGATTATATCGGTGGTTTACATGCTCTGAGGTATCATTTTTTGAAAGACAATTTGAAAATTAGATGTGACAAGGATTTAGATTTTTCATATTGGGGTACATCAAAAAAGAAAAAAGTCGGAGAAGATGAAAGTGGTGAGATAAGTGGTGATGTCAGACACGAAGTGTTCAAGGAAATACATAAGTCAGATTTGAGTAGTTGTTTCATAGGAACTTTTGATGGGTTTGCGAGAGATGTGAAGTTCAGTAAAGATATGAGGAAGGTAGCGCCATATATTGCTAGAAGTAAAACTACTTTATGCTTAAATTGGCCAGGTTACGATGAACATTTAACTGCTAGGTATAATGAGGCTATGGCTTATGATGTGATACCCTTGGTTTGGAAAAATTATGATTGTAATAATAGGTTAGTGGCTATTGATTGGCAACGATGCTATTCCTTTGAAGATATTCAAAAAAAGTGCTTGGAATTAAGAGATGAAAGTGTTAGATTAGAGAAATTATCTATTGTTAAAGATAAACATAAAAAATCTATCCGTAATATAAAATATTATGAAGAAGAGTTTGATAAATTTTTAAATGAGGCTATAAAATGATAAACACCATTTACATTCCAACTTTTAAAAGAGTTAATGATCAAGTGGCATTGAATTTTTTACCAGACAAGTATAAGCAAATGGTTACTTTGGTTGTCCAAGAACAAGAGATAGAAGAACATACTGAACTTTATGGTCATATGGTTGCTAGAATAATGGAAGTCGGTAATGACATAGGAATTGCTAAAACAAGAGAGTTAATTTGTCGAGATGCTGGCAAACAGAGATTTTATATGTTAGATGACGACATAACTTTTTATCGCAGGAATAGAAAGTATTATGGGGATTTTAATAAAAAATCAAATATGGATAGGTCAAAGAGGTTATCTACAGAAGATGACCTTGATGAGATGTTCGAGTTATTTGACAAATGGTTAGATGAGCCTGATTTAATCAATGTTGGCCATAGGAGACAGTTCTATCCGCCAAGTAGAAACAGTTATAGCGATTTGACTATAGTACATAGTGCGGGCGTGGTTGACGGGGAAAAATTATCTACTTTCATAGATGATGTTAAATGGACATTAGTGGAATTTTGCGAAGATGTGAATTTTAATTTTGAATATATGACAAGGGGATATAGAAATAGAGTTAGTGATGAATTTCCTGTAAATATGCCACATTATCAAGAAGGTGGGGTAAATGTATTAAGAGATGCTGAAAATTTTAAATATAATCACGATAAATTGATGAATGAATATTCTGATTATATGAAACGAAAAGATAAGTCTGTTGTCCGAGAGAATATAGGTGAGATAACTGAATATAGATATAATTGGAAAAAGGCTTATAAAGAACAGATAAAAAATAAAACAGAAGATGGAGTTAAGATATGAAACAACAACATAAAAAACAAGTAGAGCCAATTGCTTGGGGTAAGAAAATTGAAGGTGGGCGATTGGTTGTAGACTGCCCATTTGGTAATCATGAACATTTACATGGAGTTTCTGAAGGTGGAAGAGTTCCACATTGTGGTGGTGGAAGTCACTATGTCATAAAACACAAACCTGGATTATCATTGTGAAAGAGCTAACACCAGAACAAATAGAAAATAATTGGCACGACTTAATTGATTTAATCAATACCACCTTTGAAGGTGAAAGATTAGACAAATTAATTAAAATGTATGACTACTTTGAAGAACGAATGTGTTTAGCACCCGCGAGTGGTAAAGAACATTTTCATAACTGTCACGCGGGTGGTTATGTAGAACATGTATTGCATGTTGTAGAATTATCAAAACAGATTGCTGGGTTGTGGAAACAAAATGGCGCGACAATTAACTTCACTATGGAAGAATTGGTGTTTGCTGCTCTACACCACGACTTAGGTAAGGTTGGTGATTTGGCTGAAGATTACTATACACCAAATGATTCAGACTGGCATAGAAAGAATCAAGGTTTAGTATACAAACATAATGGTAATTTACAGTTCATGACCGTAACTGACAGAGCATTGTTTCTATTACAACACTTTGGTATTAATATGACAGAGAATGAGTATCTTGGATTAAAACTAACTGATGGTTTATATGAAGAATCCAACAAGAGTTATTACATAGGATATAGTCCTGAACGAGCATTACGAACTAATATAGCTTACATACTACATCAGGCTGATATGATGGCGACTCATATTGAATATGATGAGTGGAAACGCGGTGACCACGATATCAAGGTGGAGAAAGAAGTTGAGGTAAAGAAGAAAACAGAACAATCAGCAGCTGCGAATCAAGCATTCAAAGACCTATTTGGAGAGTAATGTACTTAGAATATTTTAACAGGTTCCTATACCAAAAACCATATCTTCACATCGATGAAAAAGAATGGACTTACATAAAAGAGACATTCGATAAAGATGATGTAAAAGAATCTCTGGCATCTGTGGCGATGACTTATCCAATGCCGACAATGGAGATGACCGAGGACGATTGTCGTAAAGACTTCAACAAGTTGAAAGGAACTTGGGTTCATGACATTTTAAGAGAAGGTGAGTGGTTTGCTAGAAGTGAAGAGGGTTATGATTATCCTTTAGATTACAGAGGTTCACAATGGTACTTCGCGAGAAATAACATAGGTAATAAAGCCAGTAATTATTTCCAACAAGAAAACAGATGGTCGGTTGAATCAAGTTCCTATCCAGGACCCAAAAGGACTTGGGAAACATTTGATTTTATGAAGAGTTTGATGGGTGCTGCTTATTCATTGAAATTAACCAAGATAGATAGGTCTATATTAAGGACTATGATTGGACTTCGTAAATACATTTGTTCTCAGTTCAAACCAAATGTGGCAAAAGCTATGTATGATTATTTCAATGTAAAAAATGTGTTGGATTTTTCAATGGGTTGGGGTGATAGGTTGGCTGGATTCTATGCCAGTATGAATACCGAATTGTATGTTGGTGTAGATCCTCGTAAAGAGAATCATCCTATTTACGAAAGACAAGCTAGATATTACGATAATCATTTGACATTCTTTGAAAATGAAAAGAAGACTAAGTTTCATTGTGATGCCGCTGAGGATTTCAACTTTGAGGGTTATCATGACACCTTTGATATTATATTTACATCACCACCTTATTTCAATATAGAAAGATATGGTGAAGATGATAATCAAAGTTGGGTTAGATACAAAGACATAGATAGTTGGAACTATCAGTTTCTACAGAAGTCTCTTGATAATATGTTACCAACATTAAAATCTGGTGGTAAGTTATGTGTCAATATATCAGATGTAAATGCAAAAACCAAAGGTGGTGCACAATACTTGAAGATATGTGATCCGATGAATGAGTTTCTTGATGAATACAGAGATATGGAATATGTAGGTTGTATTGGAATGGAAATGGCAAAACGACCAAACTCTGGTGGGGCTGGAACTGCTAAAGATAACAATCAGTTCAAAGAGAAAACCTTAGAGATGGTAGAGAAGAACAAAGATAAGAGATTTTGTGAACCAATATGGATTTGGGAAAAGAAATAAGAGATTTGTATTTCCCTACAAAGGAAATATAACGAAGTGAAAAATATGTTATATTTATTGATATGAATGGTCAAGACAGAAAAGATTTGAATGTAATACTTGAGAGAATGGATCAAGCAGATAAAGATAGAGATAAGATTCATCAAGATATTAAATTTGTCAAAGAAAATTTATTCAATCCACACGAAGGGTTATGGGCTGAAACCAAACAAAACACCCAATTTAGAGAAAATTCACAGAAATGGAGAGGTGTTATCGGAGTTGGTTTCATAGGTTTGGTTATTGATAAGGTTTGGTCAATATTCACTTCATAGATAAAACAATATTATTTTTAATACAAGTATCGCATTGGGTATTCTTAATACTGGCTGGTGTATCTGCACCATTGGTATTATTATTAGAACCATTCTATATATCACTACCAATATGTGCTTGGATAATACACTTAACTTTCAGTAGAACATTGGAGTGCCCTTGGACACGATTAGAAAATGTCTACAGGTCTAAGTGTGGTAAGCCAGAGATTAAAACATTCATTGGTCATTACATAAAAAAACCATTAAAGAAAAATAAAAATAATGCTTGACTCATATAGGTTTTTATTCGTATGATCATATATGATGATGTCACTAATATTAATCTTTTTGTACTTCTATTTTATGATGGGGTACGCTTTAATATATAAAAAAAGTTAAAATAATGCTTGACTTGTATAGTATTTTGGTGTTATATTTAGTAGAAATGAGAAATGAAAGGAAAAATTAATGAGTAAATATTCTTCGTTTTGGTTTGATGACAGGCAATCTGAAGTTGATGATTTTCTTGCAACCATCAATAATGATGATACCGAATTTGTAAAACCAAAACCCAAAAAAGACCATGTATCTCTTGCTGGACACAAGAGGGCAATTGGTAACTTTGTTCGTATTGTAAGTGGAGAAAATGTTCCTGTTAGATTTATGACTCGTGGTGACTCATTCACCGATGGTAAGTCAGTTACCATTAGTGGTAATATTAATGAGAAAAACTTTGACCATGTTGTTGGTCTGGCTCTTCACGAAGGTTCTCACATCGTCTATAGTGACTTTGATGTGTTTGCTGATGTCAAACATTGGACTAAAATTCGTGATTGGGATTTGACTCACGAGAGAATGGAATTTCTTCGTGGGATGATTAATTATGTTGAAGATAGAAGAATCGATAATATCGTGTTCAAGTCTTCTCCTGGATATAAAGGTTATTATCACACTTTGTACTCTAAGTACTTTAATCACAAAAAAATTGGTAAAGGATTAAAATCAACTATGTATCGTGAGGTTGATTTTGAATCTTATATGTTCAGAATTGTTAACTTCACTAATCCTGATACAGACTTAAATGCCCTACCAAGACTATTGGACATCTATCGTCTGATTGATATGAGTAATATCTCAAGACTAAGATCTACTGATGATGTCATTGAAGTGGCAAAATCAATTTGTGATATTGTTTTCAAACTTGTTGGTGAAAATCAAGGTGCTGGACAACCTGAAAATGGTGAAGGTGAAGAAGATTCTGAAGGTGAACAAGAAAATGGTAGTTCTCCTAATAGTGGTGGTGATGGTACTGAGGTTGATACTGGTGATGCCAAGATGACTCCAAGTGAAAATGCTGAAGCTGGAAAACCTACTGATGGGGAAGAAATTTCATCATCGATGGAAAAATCAATTGAGAAAATCTTTCAAAATACAAAAGATTTACTTGATGGTAAAACAAAAAAGACTCAGTTGACCAAGAAAGATAAAAAGATTGTTGAGGCTCTTGGAAATAGTAATTCCGAGTTAGTCGAAACTGGTGGTGGTTCAATGGGTAAAACTAAAGTAGTGGTTGTTCCTGATTTGACTCAAGAGTTGATTGATTCAAAAGCTTTTCGATTCCTTTATCATTACAGTTATAGTTATGGTGGGGATAGAGAAGAAGATATTGCTAATGGACTTCGTTTGGGTACTATCTTGGGTAAAAAACTCAAGGTTCGTGGGGAATCAAGAGATTTGATTTTTACTCGTCAAACTAGTGGAAAGATTGACAAAAAGTTAATTGCCGAGTTGGGGTTTG